ACTTATAGGAGTACGGTCTTTTTTATCAGCATTAACTACTAATCCATCAATTAAGATGTCTTCTGATAAATTACCAGTAGTTTGCTCTTGCCCTTTAGACCCAATTTGCTGAAATACACCTGTACTTGGTTTAGTAAGGTTTACTAAATCAGTTAATTTGTCTATTCGAGTATTAAGAGCAGCTAAGTTAGAATCAGTGGCTAATTTAGGTTTAGTAATCAATACATTTAACTTATTAATCAATAAAGCACGTAATTTAACAATTTCTGCTGTATTTAACTTATCATTTGGAATGTTCTCTAAACGTTCCAGAATTGCAGGAACATTTTGGTTAGTGGTCACTAACTTCTCAGGCTCAACAGGAGCCGGTTTAACAAGAGTTGTTGGTTTGCCAATAATTGATACAAGTGTACGTGGTTTGAGTACTACACCATGTTCCTGTGCAATATCAGCTAATGATTCACGTTCTGCCAAAGCTTCTTTAGTTAAAGTCTCTAAGGCTTTATATAATGCTTGTTTTTCGACAGTAGTATTAGCTAAATCTAAATCAGTATCAGAGATGATATCCAGGTGTGTTTCATACACTTCGATAAGTTCAGCATTATCTTCTTTAGTGAGATTATTCTTACCGTAAATACATGCTTTCTTTGGCATTAAATTATTCCTGATTCTACTGCGGCAACGATGATTGCAATTATCTCCTCATCTTCCCGCATAATTTGAGCTAAATATTTATCTTTATCAGCTTTGGGCATTTCTTTCTTGTAGACAGTATACTCGTCATCAGGACCAGGAGCACTATCTTCTTCTGCTTTTGGTTTCTTTCGAACTACTACTGTTACAAGAATATTAGGACCAAAGTATGTCCCACCGAAATAGGTCTTACCGAAATAAGCTGTCCCAAACATTAGGCTGCATCCACAGTGACCGAGGTACGATTACCATTATTATCAGTTATAGCAGCAACACGAGGTTTAGATTTATCCATAGCCATAAATATTGGATTCAGAGTATCTAATCCAGCTACTTCACCACTAGCAACTGCAGCAATAACTCGTAATACATGTGCTAATGAATAGTTACCTTCAATTTTTTCATCTATATTTATTTTTGATTGCATTTCATTAACAACATTAAAACCAGTTGTTTCATTAACAAATTTACCTAATCCCCGGGCAATCATTTGTCCATCAAATAGAAGATTATTAGTATTATCAAAAGTTAATGAACCTTCTGATATTTCTGCAGTAACTTCATCAAGAATATCATTACAATGTTTAATGGTTAATCCACCACCATTCTTACGCACACTTAATTTACATGAACCAGCAGCATTCATACTTATTGTTGGTCTTCCTAATCCAGCAATTGCTGAAGCATTTTGTGTCATGTAAACAGTTCCACCATCAACACAGAATAAATCACCACCAAGGCCATTCTTTTCAAATGAACCATTTAACCAAAAACCACTCTTCAAATAAGATTCTTGAACAATTATTGCACCTATATAATCACCTTCCATTTGACAATGCCAAAATTCAGATTTTGATAAGTTTTGTCCATTACAATCAATTGTTGGTGTACCTACTCCAATAATTTTAAAGTTTTTAAGTTGACGGTCTAATACAATATCAGCGTAAACATAAAGTGTTTTTATATTATATTTTTCTGCATAATCAATAGCTGTAGTTAAAACATTAAAAGGAAATCTTTGTGAACCATCTCCTGCAATTAAAGATTCAGTATCTATCCAAATTGCTTGTTCTAAATGTTTTATAGTTTGTCCTGACACTGTATTATCTTTTAATAAATCTACATTATCACTATATGTATCATCAATTCCAATTGAACCAGCATAAGCAATTGTACCACCTATATTAGATGCGTCAGTTATCACTATTCCACCAGTACCAGATACACCAATAAATGACCCTGCAACCATATTAATAGGACGAATACGACCAGCAGACCAATCAGCAATAATAACTGTCTTTGCCAGGTTATCAAAATCAATTGTAATTTCTTGATTAGGAGCTGTATTAGCAATAAAACAATCTTCAAAATTAGTATTATCTAATATAGTTAATGTACCAGCTAAAGCAGATTTATAAATAAAACCATTAACATTAGTTAAATCACCAACAATACATTCCCAAACAATATTAAAAGCATCTAATTTCCCTGTTAAATAACAATCTTGAAATTTACAATTAGTTACGTCAGACCCTATATCACAATTAATATTAACTGATTGAGGATTATCACCAAAAAATACATGACCAACAGAATGGTCACCCGTTATATTTATACTATCTAAAATATATATATTATGAAAACCACGGGTTTCCGAAATCATATGAAAATTCATTTCTGTTTTACATGGAGATTGGCGATTACCTACAGGATACTCAACAGAATCTGTGCCTGTTGATTTAACACTAACACATAAACCTTGTTTACCAACGAAGGTTGGTATTTCTAAGAAAGTAGGGTCAATAAGAGCTGCAGTATTATTTGTACCAATACTTACCTGGTTACGAATTTCTACTGTTCTCCAATTAACATTGCCATCAATAAAATCGACACTATATAACCCATCTTCAAACTGTATAGTATATCCATTAATAATATCCACAATACGAGGAGTACCCGTAGTAGGTGAAGTATTTAAATATAAAGGAAAACCAATAGTTTCAGCGATACCTTCAGCACTACTATTAAGTTCTCGTAGTAATTGAAAATAGTAAGTTACATCTAAAGTGTAATACGTTCCCCCAACCAGAGTTAATTCTGATTGAAGAATTGTAATTACTTTAGTAGGCCAATCACATGATAAAGGCATAGTTTACGCATCTGGAGTTCGTACAACTTTAACAGAGAACCCAGTATCACTAAATGTACCTGATATTGGGAATGGTTTAGTAGGTGAACCACCTGCATCTACAACTTGTCCAGCAAGGTCAGTGTCAGCAGTATATACCCAAGTATTAGATTCACTAGATAGACTTGCTAATTTTTCAAGAATAACTGGGTAAACATCTACACCAGTACCATAAGTAGCTGATAATGTTACTGCATCTAAAGTAAACGTTGTACCACTATACCCAGAATAAGGATATAAGTCATCACCAACACCATTATCAATACGTACCCAACCAGAAGCAGGGATATTACCAATAGCAGCATCTACTTCAATAGTACCATTACCTGAGTTATTACCAGCAGCAGAAGAGTATTCTGATTTATTAATACTTACACCAGCATCAATAGATTTACCAATGATAATATAATCTTCACCAGCAGCAAGACCTGTAACAACAACATTTTGATTATTAGGTGGAGCTTGTGATACACCAAGTAAATCAAGCATGGAATCAGTTGCACCAACATCAGCAATTGCCATTGCAACACCAAGAGATGTAATCCAAGAACCAGTAAAATTACCAGCAACAGATTCAGCACCTAATGCAGTAGTAGATACAGCATTCGCTGTTCCAGTAGCACTACCATTACCTGTAATAAGATTAGTAGTAGGAGCAACACCGGTAAGTAATTGCATATACAATTTAGAAGTTGCAGTAGCATCAGTATCATCAACTGCTAATAGTTGCCCTGTACCTGCTGTTACACCTGTACCCCATGATAATGATTCAGGTTCAACCCATAATCCAGTACCAGGTGTAATATCAATTTCATGTGTAACACCACGATATAATTCACCATTAAGACCATACATAGTCTCAGCAGTACTATCACGAGATTCATATTTAATACGATTGTAAACATCAGGTTTAGCACGAGTACCTTTAGTCCATAATGCATAATAAGGTTGTGCGCCATTACCATTGTTATAATCAACAGTTTGGTAACCTTCTGTATTAGTAATATCTGTATAAGTTGCAATCGTTGCTAATAGAACAGTGTTAAACGAATCTAATGCAATAGCACCTAGAGATGCTACAGATTCATTTGCTTCCAATAGTGTTGAAGCTTCACGATACTGATAAGTATAACCACGAGTTTGTACTCGTACACGACCACCATCAATAGTGACACCACCAGTAACAGATTTAACAAGGATACGGCATGCATAACCTTTTGCAGCATCTGGACTAAAACTGAAACCCCAGTAACTTGAGAGTTTTATATTATTTTGAATTACTTGTGGAACTGCACCAGCATTAAATACACCACCAATTGCAAGACCAGAATATCGTTCAGCACCACTACCATAAGTGATAGAACCACCATATAAAAATTCTGCTGTGGTTGCATCAATATTTACATTACCATTTAAAGTAATATCTGTATCAGATGCACGAGAACTTGGAACAAATAAATCAGTGATATCAAGTAAATCATCACCAGCTTTTGTTGCTCCTGCTGCTAAACTACGTAAATATACGTGAGAATCTATTACAGGATATCGTGTTGTACCAGACACATGACGTAAATCACCTGTTACTACATCAAAACTAAAATCATCAATGAACGCCATTGCTAACCACCTCTCTATTTTTAATAATATTAATTACTTCACTACCACGAGTTACATCTTTCGCGTAGTAAGATTTATATTTTTTGAAAGACATACGTTGCTGTAGCATAGGCTTCGAGTCATATATTTTTCTTAGTGCTTTTACTTTTTTACTATTCATTATTCAGGAACCATTGAAACATTAAGTGTTAATCCTGCAGTTGGAATAGTACCACTAATTGGTTTAGCTACGTGAGCATTACCTAAAGCATCAGCTACTAATCCAATAAAAGGTTGTCCTCCTGCTAAAATAGTTGCAGATACTGTGCCATCTATACCTGTTATTTCTGGGGATATAATAACAGTTCCAGTAGGTAAAGGGCCACCCGCTGCTGCTTCCATATATACCATAGCATCATCTATTAATGCTTGTGTTATTTCATCTCGAACAACGACTGAAATAGGTACTGTAATAGGAGGTATCCAGGTATTTCCATTATCATCAGTGAAATATCCAACTGTTCCTCCCCCACCATTAATAACTATTATACCTTTTCCATTAGAACGTTCAGTATAAAAATCTGTACCTGCTTTAAATAATGCACGAGCTATCTGACCACGACCCCATTCATGTACAATTTCACCAATAGCATTTAATGTTGGTACTTCACTTGTACGAGCAGCCCAATAATCATATTGTATTTGATAAGTTTTAGAATTTGCATCAATCCAAATACTAAATTCTTGTTCAGAGGCAGCTGTCATTGTTGCTGTCCAGCCTAATCCGCTATTATTTATTGACTCGCCAGCTGCTGAAAAAGGTGTGGCGCTACGATTTTTAAGATGAATAGTTCCAGTAACACTATCCCCATCGACTATTTGTGTGACTACTCCAGTTGCTCCAGATGTATCTCCAACAACAGTAGCACCAACGGTTAATGTTCCAGCACCACCAGTAAATTCAATTACTGATGATGGATTTGTATCTTCATTCCAAATAATACCTGAACCATTAGTAATAGCAGTAGCTGGTACAGCCTCTATTACATTACTATCTGTATTTAAAGTAAATACTCCTGAAATTTTTTCTGTTGATGATTGGTCAGCAACAAAAGGAAAGTATCCATATTTATCAATACGTAATGCATGACCACCATAAGTTGTACGCGTTAAAGTAGTTGTAGTAGCATATACATATTTTTCATGAATAAAATAACCTTCTGCATAGCCATTAACATCTGTTACTTGTTCAAGAACTAAATCACCAAGTTGAGTATGTTCATAAACTATAAGTTGAGCATCTTGTAATAATGTACCATCAGGTTCTTGTGCTGTTACTTTAACTGAATAACCTTTTTCAAGTTGATTACTAGTATTAACAGGAAAAGATAATTGGTCTTGTGTACCAATATCAATAACCCAACCAGAATCTGCTGGGTCAATAACAAGCCAAGATTTATTTGCACGAACAGTAACAAGCGGTGCAGAATTAACCCAAAGTACTTCATCAATACGTACTATTTCTACTGATGTATCAGCATTTAATGTATCAAAACCCGCACAATCAACCATTGTCCATTTAAGAACTTCAGTATCGGCAGTTATTTCATAATAATTATTAACATTATTAGAGCCAGTTACGTTAAAATCCTCAAATACTCCATATCCAAGTATTGGATTATAAGAAAGAAATAAAGATTTAAAACCTTTGAAGTAAACTTTTGTTTTATCTTGTACACCACCAGCAGCAACTCGCCACTGTAAATCAAAAACTGGATTTAATAATGTAAAATCAAAAATAGATACAATTGCTCCATCTTCAATTAAGAAGGAATCTTCCCCATCAGCACCAGCTGCAATACCGTTTTCATTGATAGCATTAGAACCATTTATAGTTCTACCATCTTGCACATAACCAACAGACCATCGACCACCTGAAGCAACGGTAAATTCAGCAGGATTACCTTGTGAATCATTAATTTCAAATTTTAATTGTGAAACATGTTGAACAAAACCACCTGAATTAACATTAAATTCATTGGTATAAGTGTATTCTTTTGTTACTGCGTTTACTGTTATACCACCAGAAGCAGTTCCATTCTCAACATCTATTAATCCATTTATTGCTATATCAAATGTGTCACTAGATACTGGATTAGCAGCCCAATCTTCATTTACAGTTAAAATTCTTGTTGTGGTTGTTCCCGCATCATCAGCAATAATGACACGTTCCTCTGTATGAGGTCCCCAATTAACAATGCACTTACGTCCAATATAAGAATTACCAGTAGCTGGCATACCTGTAGTAATTAAATTATCCAACACATCAGAAACTACAACTTGGTTATTACCAACTTGTTGTGATTGGTCACCAAGGGTTAACTGATTAGTACACCCTGTAGTAACAACTGTTCCTGGTGCTGCTCCGTAAGTAATAGACATTTATTTTACCAATCGTAAAGATTACTTGAGCCAATATGACGTAACCAATTTCTTTCAGGTTGCGGTATAGTGGGTAAATTAATTTGTTCATAAGTCCAAATAATAGAATTATCAATTCTATCTGCGGCCATCAATGTAGCACCACCTGCACATGTTAAGGGAATACCATGACCAAATAATAAAAATTTTAATGCACGTTTTTGTTGTAGCGCATTTAAACCTTCTATATCCATTTCAGTAATAGAGTCCGTTACAATATCTTTTATCTTATCTTCATACCAAAACGCTTTGAACCAAGTACGTTCTTCTGTTCCTGGTAACCAAATATCATTATCATCTCGTGGAAAATCATTGCCGCGTATAATAGTACAGTTATCCCAAAGATGCATATAAATGGGTGAGCGATATTGAATACCTTCTGTACCAGCATCTATATCATCCCACGGACAACGAACATCATCTCCATCCACTTCACAAAATCTTGATTCTTCCCATGTTGTTTCATTAGCACCTGTTTGCTGAATAAGGATAATTGGATTATCAAACATTAAAACAACACGTCGATTATCGTACTCATGACCAACATCGTCAATAGCATACAAATCAATACTTAAACCAACACGATTAGTTACTGTACATACAGCAAATATTTGTGTTGTAAATAATAATAAAAATAAAGTTAGTAATTTTTTCATATTAATTTCCTCGAATTACATCTACAGTAGTTAGCATATCTTTTTTATTACGATTAACTTTTAATTGAGTAACTTGATTACCCTTCATAACTTTAACCATATCAGTAAGAAATACTTTGTTATCATTAATTATATTAACAGTTAAGTCCTTCGCTGCATTCGCAGCCTTAACGGCTGCTTCTGCTGCTTGGACAGCAGCAATCATTGTAGGAGAAGAATCTGATATATCAATAGCTTTAGATAAAGGTTTAGCTTTAGGAACAACTTCAATAGATGCACCTTTACGTTTTAACTTTGTTATTGCTTCTTTGGTAAGAACTTTTTTAGCCATTATCCACACCGTTTCCAAATTTCTGCATAAGCATCTAATTTATTATCAAGTAAGGTAAGTTCAGTTGCAATATTTTCTGTAATTTTAATTGTATTACCAGCTTCATCTAAAGCCTCAAATTCAATATTAACATCTTGTAATATTTGAATTGGAGTTTTTCTATCCGGGGTAATTTTCTTTTCCCGGGGTTCAATTTTCTTTTCTACTTTCTTTTCTGGCGTTGGTTTAGTAGCAGTTGGTTTTTTAGCTTTTAAACCAAAGTGCTCAACTCCCATATTAATTGCTTGAGTAATGGTAGCTTCTAAAGCAGCAATTTCACCTTCAATAAGTTTACGTGTTTCTTTAGTATGAGGAACATACTTACCATCTTTCAAATAACCTTTGGATAATTTAGCTTTTTGATGACGCAAAAAAGCATTTAATTCTTTTACAATTGCTATTGCTTCAGTACGATTATCTAATGCTATTGCATTAGACATATTACGCATATGTTGAATAATACCAGTAAACTTACCATCTTTACTACCTTGCATTACTTCAGCATTAACCTGTGCTGATTTCTTACTTGCTGTTGCTGTTCTTACTGCAGCAGTTTTATCAACAAAGTCTTTATAATCTTCAAGAATTTTTATATCTTCTGGTTTAGCAGTATCTTTAAAATCAGTACTACCTAAAACTTTTTCAGTATCAGTTGGTGATAGGTCAGTATTTGTTACTGCACTTTTAACAATAGATTCAACAGCAGTTTTCTTTAATGCTGGTGTAACTGTTACATTTTTATCTTGTTGTTCTGTAATAAGATTTACTGAATCAGCAATATCCTCTATTTCATTTTTTAAACGAATATGTGTTTCAACCATTCGTACAACAGTATCACTATATTCTTTTATCTTAGCTGCTTGTTCTTGATAATCTTTAGCATCAGGAGTTTTTTCAATTTGTTCTTCAAACTTAGTTATTAATGCATCTAATTGTTTAATATTATTAACACGAGTTTTAGAATCTAATTTAGTTAAATCTTCATCAATAAGAGCTTGAATACCAACTTCATGTTTACCAGTTTCTTTTGCTTTAGCAACAACTTCTTCTGTAGTACCAACACCACGACCTTTACCAAATTCTGCAACAGCAGCTGTACCTTTATGTACTATTTTCTCTGCACCTTTAACTGCAGGACTAATAGAGGCAGCAGTTGAAGTAACACCTGAAATTTGTCCACCTGCTACTGCACCTACAGCAACATCAGTTAATACTTCAACTGGGTCAATTTTAGATATGTCTTGTTTACCAGCAGCTTGAGCAAGAATATTTTGAGCACCCTCAGTACCACCTTCAACAAAAGTTGATTTAACTGGTTTACTTGTTACCACTTTAGCTGTTAAACCTAATGCTGTTTTAGCAGAAACTTTTCCAGCTTCTTTAATATTTTCTTTAGCAGCAGTAACAGTTGCTTTTGCAGTTTCAACTCCAGCAGCTTTTAAACCAGGTAGTTTTTTAACTAAGTCTTTAGCACCTAAAACAAACTTAGCACCAACAGCATCCAAACCAGCTGAAGCTAATGATAGAATACCAGCAACTGCTTTTTCAGAATCATTAGGAGTACGTTTATATTCTTTTTCAAATTCTTGTATTGCTTCGTTATAACCAGCAGAAGAAAGTGATGTAACACCAAGAACTGCATTTTTAGCCAATACATACATTTGTGGTAATGATTGAATAGTAAGTTCTGTTGCAGCAGCAGGGTCTTTAAGTGCAAGGTCAGATATAGCACCCATAAATGTACCAATACTACTTAACTCATTTCCTTCTTTAAATTTAGTAACTGCTTTACCTGCAGTTTTACCCAAACGATTTAATGCAGCAGCAGTTTTCTTATTGTTAGCATAACCTTCAACTGCTTGAATACCTATTTGGACACTATCAATAAAAGTTTGACGATTTGCAATAGTTTCTAATTTTTTAAATTTAGAAATACCTCGAACAATTGTTCGTCCTTTTTTATCTGTGGTTGTTGTTGGAGTAGTTAACCAAGCAGATTCTTCTGAAGTTAATTCAATACCTGCAGATTGTTTACCTTTAATTTCTTTATAAATTGCAGTATCTTCCGCAGTTATACCAATACTATCTAAAGCATTAAGTAAACTTGAACCAGCCGTTACTGTTTCACCAACAACCCGGGAAGCACCACCAAATGCTTTTAAAGCAAGATTGGCAGCACCACCAGTAAACGTATCTGCAGTTTCATCAGAAAGTAATGATTGTTTTTCACGTACACGCTTTTCTTCAGCAATAGCTAATTCATATGGTGTTGGGGCATTACGTTCTACTTTTTGAAAACGAGTAATTGCTTCTTCTTTTTTAAGAAGTAAATTTTTAAGTTTATTAAATTTTGTTCCAGCTAATAATTGTCTCTTTGCTTCTAGGGGAGACAAAATTGGAGCAGTATCTGCAAATTGTTGTTGAGCAGTTAAAGCAGCTAAATCAGATATTGTTGCTTGATTAGTTGTAGGAATAGCAGAAGGAGGAGGCAGCATGCTTCCATTTTCAGGAGAAACTTCAGAGGTATCTATTGATACCCCTGGATTATTAAAATTAATTGCCATAAATTATCTATTAACTGCACGATTCGCTAATGCTTGACGTAAGTTTAAATTTCTATCCTTATTTACTCCACCTCTGGATGCTTTCAACCGTGCAGTAATATCTTTAATACTTTGTGTTGATGCAGCATTAACAGCAGCTTGAGATTTAAGATACTCTTTCTGAAGTGTTTCTTTGTATGCAATCGTTTTCTTATTACCTTGTTTAACTACAGATTTTTTAAGAAATGCAGCTAAATCATCATCATCAACAGTTCTATCTGCTAATAATGGGTCAGAAGGATGCTCTGTTGCACTTGCTACAGCTTCACGCAATAAAGTAGGTTCTACCGCATATTGTTTACCATCAACAGTAATACCATCAGCAATATATTTTTGTAAAACAGCAGTAAGTTCCTGTCCACCTAAATTACCTGTAGCTGAACTAAGGAAACCCGGGTCAGGAAATTGTTTCTGTGTGTACTCAAATAATGATGTTGCTTCAACTTGAATTTCTTCATCAGATTTAGTTTGATTCAACTTAATTTGAGAAAGTCTAGTATCTAAATTTTGCTTTAATAAAGCCAATTCATTAGCAGCAGCAGTTGTAACAGTATTAGTTTGTTCTGTTATTTCACTTTTTTCTTGTGCAGAAATATTATCTGAATTAACAGTAGCACGTAATACATCACGTACTTGCTGACGAAATTTAGTTGGAAGTGAACGAGTAGCTATATCTGCTTGAGCAACTTTTTGTTCAAGAGAAGTATAGTTTTGTAAACCACCTTGTTGTTCCACAATACGTGAAAAATTAACTTTATCTTCTTCAGCAGCAGCCGGATTAAATACTACTTCACCTACAGGACTAATAGTTGCTAACGGAGCTTGTCCTTCAAAAGAAGGATTCAATTGATTAAATAATTGCAAACTCTTATTAATAACAGAATCATTATTTGATTTAATTTCTTGGTCAGAAGGAATACCACGAATAGCAGCATCAGCTGATTCTTGGTCAGCATATGTTTGTTGTTGACGACGATATTCTTTATCACTACGACCAGTTAATACTTTTTCACGAGCTAAACGACGGTCACGGTCAGTTTGACCTTGCTCATATTGGAGGTCAGAACGTTCTTTAGTTTGGATTTCATTTAATTTAGTATCAAATGCTTTACTAACTGCTTGTTCATTAAAGTTACCAGCACCAAATTTTTCAGTAGCTGCAGATAAACTTAAATTTTCTTTTTGTGCTTCAAAATCTTCAGCAGTATTAACCTGGCGTAAAGCATCCAGTGCAGCAGCAGTATTAGTTGTTTCTAAATCTTTTTGAGCTGTTTTAGCCACACCAGAGAATTTATCAAAGGCAGCACCAAATAAAGAACCAGCATTTTTTAATGCTGATGAACCAGAAGCAGTACTTTGACCAATAACATTTTTCCAATTTAAAGAACCCATAAACTTCTCCTATTAAATGGCTTCACCAGAAACTTTACGAGGAGCTAAATATGATTCCAAATCTTGGGCTAATTGTGCACGACCAGTTTCAGTAGTTCGGTCATATCGACCAGAACCTGCTAATCGTGATTGTTGTTGTGATTCTAATTGGGTATTTAGTATGGAAGCTTGGTTTGCTAAATTTTTATTGAAACTATCTTTTGTGAATGCAAATTGCTTTTCACCTAGTTTTAAATTCTTAAAACCTAAATAAGCATCTGCTAATCCACTAATTGCATTGATACCGGCAGTAACACCCTTATAACCACCAGGGCTTTTATCACCACCAGGCACACCTTCAACACCACTATAATTAGCCAAAGTGGAATAATCTCCAGAAGGATTTACACTATCAAAAGATTGTCCAGCATATGCTGGTTGTCGATTAAAAGCTTGTGTTGTATTAAAGATTGATGGTTTTTCTGTAGCATCGAAAATACCCATTTTACTGCCCTCGTATCATATTTTAAAAGTATATCACCTAGCTATAAGGAGAACTAGGGTCAAATGAGTATATATCCAATTCTGGTAATCGTAGTAAGTTGGCGTGATACCCACTAATCTGGTCTAACGTTAAAACACCCGGGTTTCCTGTATGAATTGTCCGTTCATAAAAATTAGCAGGACTTTCATAAGGATTATGTGGGAAACGTGTTGTTACATCATAATCACCAGTAATATCTAATAAATCATTGATATCATTGAGTTCTTCTTGTCTTTCCTCTGCTGATTTAGTCCAAGAATCAATTTCTTGTTCTAAAGCATCTCTTTGTAAACTAATATCTAATACTATGGCTTCAACAGTAATTTGTACTGCTTTTAATAAGGCTTCTGCTGTTCCTAAGCCTTCTCCTCCTCCAGCACCATAATAAGAAGCAACAACATATGCAATAATTGCAATAGCTTTTGCAGTATCATTATCTGCATATTGAAGAAGTAATTCTTTTAAAATTAGTGATAATGCATATTGTATTAATATTTGTTTAGCTATTTGCCATAATATTGCAGACCATTTAACACTTGAACCCCAGGATAAATATAATAAAACAATGCTTATTACTTTAATTACAATAGAAAAGAAAGTTAAAAATGCTATTGTTTCATACCATTTTAAAAATTGACTATCAGAAGCATATACTACTAAGGTTAATGCCTCATATAATAATGCTTCTTTTTCTGTATAACTAAACTCATCAAGAATTGCATAAGGCATAGGAATAATAAAATTATTCATATCATCAACATTAGTTGATAATTGAATTAAACTAGATTTAATTTCTCCAGCAACTGTTAATACATTAGACATGTAAATCAAACCATGCACTTCAAGTTGTATGTATTCATTATCATCATACTGAGCACGAATTGTAACGTAACTATTAACACCTCCTCCTAAACCTGTTTCTGGGTCAGGAGGAGTATTAGCTAATACAGTAATTTCTATATCAACAGTACCCACAGAACCAATAGAACCGGTATTGTCAGCAAAATTTATATAATTAAAAAGTATTGATGCATTAAATGATTGTTCTTTTATAGATATAACATTTACCGGAGGAGTATCACTATCCTTTCCTGCTTCATACTGTTCTTGACTAACATCAGCATGCTGATAAATATTTAAAAAATAATAATATAAATATTGTTTGCCTATATTACTTTCTGTATATAAATTAATAGCAAAAAGAATAAAAGCATCTTCAATTTGGTCTATGTCAGGATTTTCTTCTATTGAAGCAACAATATCATCAAAATTTAAACCAATACGTGTTAATAAAGTTTTACTTGTAGGATATGCCTCATCACCTTCTTTAACACTTATAAAGTTTTTACGTAAAGGTACAATAGGAACTGTATTAGTTTCATCTTCACTTATTTGTGCTGAAGCATCTAATGAGGGATATGTGCCTAATTCACGTAGGTATTCCCAATAAATATATTCACCTGGAGCTGAGTCTAAAGAATATTTTACATTATAATAAGTTTTAGATTCTGCAGGACCAATTAACGTAGGGTAATCTGAGTATACCCATACAGTAGTAAATCGTTTTAAATGAACAGTGAATTCACCTGTTGTTGCATTTTCTGTAAATCCATCATATAACCAAACAACAGAAGCTACAGTAATTTCACCAACCCATTCTTCATATCCTTCATTTTCTTGAAGATAATATTTAACCCAATATTCATCTGGAGGAAGTGTTAATGAAGATGCAAGTATAGTAATAGGCTCACCAACAATACCTGTTATAACAACATCAACAGCATCTTCATCTAGAACTGTAAAAGCAGATATAGCAGTTGGTAAACCGTGTATATAAACATTTTTTCCATAAGAAACATAAGAACCAAGAGAACCTACTGGACCACTAAGAATAGTAAATTTGATTCTATCTGTAATAGATTGGTTTTGTGTTATTGCTTCTGCAAGAGCAAAACTTAAACCATTCTGTTGTTCTTCTGGAATTAATCGAGTGGTAATAACTTGTATAGAATAAACAGTTTCATCTTCAAACCCTAATAGGTTCATGACAAATTCTATTTCTTTATAGAATACGTTTTCCCATAAAATTCTAAGAGATTCTTCCGTAAACTCACGTAAATCATCCCAAGCTTCTTTTAACTTATCTTTTACATAACTAAAAGGATTCTTAAGAAAACTACCTAAACTCATTATAAATCCTTGTTATAGAATTTTTATTATAAAGTTATATTAATACCTGATGCGATTTTTTCAATAAATTTATCAATATCAGTATCTTCTGCTTTTGTGGGAGGAACAGTAGCATTATCTGTTGTACGTCGAATAGTCCAACTATCCATCATAATTTTTAATGCTTTTTGTTCTGCATCACGCTCAAAACCATCAGTTTGTGCTTGTAATAAACCTTGTTGTTTTCCAACTGTACCAGCATTTATATCTGTAGTTTGAGCTTCTTCAGTAATAATCTTTTGAGCAAGTAAATCACCTTGCTTATCAGCAGTTTGCTCACCCAAAAGAAATTGTACTGCTTGTGCCATAGCACTTTGCATAGAACCCAGGTAAACATTTGCATAATCAGTACCTGTAATACGACTTTTTTCGTATTGTGATAATAATTGTGCATTAACTGCTTTCATTAAAACATCAAAGACACCACTACCTTCTACTGTACCTTCTGTAAGTTGTGCAATTGTTATATCAGCCATATTTATTTACCTGGTTATAATAGAATTTAATCTATGTTGTTGCCCATTGCTTGTTGTGTTGCTAATTCCTGTATCTCAACAGGAGTTAGTGGTGTTAAAACTTCAATAGCAAATTCTTTAATTAATTTACCTTTACGAATTTTATTACCACGAGGACCTTTAACAGTTTGGAAAATCTGACATTCACGTTCTAATAAATGTTTATAAATAATATTAGGAACATGCCAACCATCTTCGTTATTAAATGGGACAAATTTCTTATGTGTACCAACTGCAGAATTACTTACAGTAAATACTTCACCTTCCCATTCTTTCTTATTTGGATTCATACATGAAATACGAATACGTATTAACCGTGAAGCTTCTTTACGTAAGCGAGCTAATTTAGCTGCTTTAGATTCTACAACAGGCATAATAATTTTATTAGGAATAGCTGCTACTGGAGCAACAGTATTTTTCGTTGGGGGATTCAATTTTGCATTAACTTTTATACGCAATTTATCAACACCAATATTTGGATGGTATTGAACACCAAGCTGTTTAGCCCGGGCTTTTAATGTATCTAATTCTGATGGTAAACCATCATCTGTTACTTGTGCATTTTCTTCTGACATTTTCATCTACCTTTTTATAAGAGGGTGATACCTCTGATTTTAATAAAAGCATTCCCCCACTTATGTGGGGGGATACCATCTAACTTTTAGCTTATAGTTCAGCTACGCACTTAACTAATGCAATACGTTCAGGGCGCAAAATCATAGTACCATAGTACCATTTGATGCTGTAGAACCCGATTTCACCGTATGGGTCATTATAGTCAGCCGTTTCAGTACCAGGCTTCTTATGAGTAATCTTGAACTTCACAGTTTTACCATCAGTTTGGAAACCGATAGTTGTGAAAGAACCATCACCAACAACTAACATTGGGAATACATCATAATTACCACCAGTAGCACGGTAACCATCATTAACACCTTCAACAGCACCTGCACCAGCCCAATGCAACATTTCAGGTACAACTATAATGCGGAATTGGTCAACTGAACCAATTTCACCAACTGCAACAGAACCTGCAGCTGCATAACGTTGTACTGCAATGAATGCTTCATTATCATGCAAATCTTTCATGCGCTTAACTGATGGAATCAGTTCAGAACCAAGATACATGTAACGAGCTGCATCAATTGTTTTAGTATCAACTAAACGTGTACCAGTGATGATTTTAGTCTTCTTAGGTGTACGGTTATTGTCTAAATCAATTGAAAGACGCATTAAGTCTTCGTATGAAACAACAGATGGAGTATCAGCTAATACACCTGTAATTTCAGCAGTAGTAGTTGCGATACCAGCATAACGAATTACACCTGCACCATTTAACAAATCAATTTGAAGAGCATCTTCAGTTAATTCGTTTGCACCCATTACAGCTTCACGAGTGATATGCATTTCAAGTTCAGCATCTGAATCGAAATCCAAAGACTCTTGAGTATATTCATCAAAGAAACCGAATTTCTCGATTGTACCTTCAAGTTCAATACGCTTGAAACCAACACGGTTAACACGTCCACCAGTTTCAGATAAAGCTGGAAGCTTACCTGTGATAGTACCAACATCTTTACTTGAACCATATAAATTACCAGATTCAGGTACAGCAGCACCTTCAGTGATAACCCATGGTGGGTCTAATGCTTCTTGTTGTGCTTTAGTAACTGCATAACTAGTTAAAAATACACCGATAGTTGTCCAATAGGCAACAATCAATGCTTCAGCAGCAGTTAATGCAGTACCAGCATCTACACCTTCACCAACGAAGTATAAAGATTCACCATCACCATTAGTATTAGTAATAGTTACTGATTGGTTTACTGATAAACCAGCAGCATCAATACCTTGGTCATTGACATTACGGTCATCAAGTAATGGTAAGTAATGGAAGCGTTTAATCTTCTTACCCATATTCTTAGGCATAGAAGTAACATCTGCTAACTGACCGAAATATTGTTCTTTCTTCGCTTCAATTAACGCTTTCTTCTGATAGTAATCCGTCCGTGTTTGACTACCGATACTGGATTCTGAACCACCAGCTGGGTCATTGTAAATTTGTGCCATTGTTTTATACCTTCTGTAAATAAATTATAATAAAAATTTATCGCTGGAAGCTTTTTCAAAGTCTTCATCAGACATAGATAAAGGATTAAATTGTTCCTTTGTCTTGCCACCAGCAACGCTTTTTGTGGAACTCGCAGCTCTTTTTCTATCTTTTAATTTTGGGTCCGAAGTTTTTTTACTAGTTTTTTCTGTATTAGTGTCAGTGTTTTCTTCAACATTATCTGGTTTAGCTTCAAAACTTCCAGCATCATGCATTGCATCACCAACTTGCTTATACGCATCCAAATCCGTTACGCCTGTAAGTCTGCCTAACGCTCGTTCTTGCTCAACCACCTCCGAAATTTGTTCGTAAATGCCTGTCGCAACATGTTCATTAATTATCTTAATGATATTTGGATTTTCTAATAATACCTCTCTACTGGACTCATCCATCTTATTGCTTATGATGTCGATAGTTTGGTTGAAAGAGTCTGTGTCTTGAATGTCATCAAGTATTCCATCTAGTTCCACTTCTTTATCATTTACAGTGTAAGTCTTGGTGTTTTTATACCCAGTTTCACCTTCAATGTCAATTTCTAATGGGTCTAACCCACTTTCTTTGATTAACTTCTTAATAGCTTCTGGATTTTTCTTTTCCAGGTCTATTAAGTAAGTTAATTTACTTTCATCAAGTAAATCATTATTTTCTAACATTTTAATAAGTTTTAGGTTAGGTTTCAAGCCAGCCATTTTCTTATTATAATTAGCACCCATTTGCATGAGTGTTCGTGCATCATCAACGTTATCAATCTGCATATCCCGATTATTAGCACGGAAAGGTGCAGTTAACCGTTCATACTCAGCTTTATAGTCAATATCTGAAGTTTCATCTGTTTTAGAATCAGTTTCTTCATCTTTATTATCTTTAGTATCAACATCATCTTCTTTTGTATCAGAATCATCAGTTGAATCATCAGAAGCATCAGTATCTTCTTTTTTATCAGAATCTACTTCGGAATCTTCTTCATTGGCTTCTTCTTCTTGCATTTCTTCTTTGCCATCATCAGATTCCTCTTCATTGTTATCATCTTCAGCTTTTTCGGCATTTTCTTCTTCTTCTGCAGTTTTTTCATCATCTAAATCATCTAAAGAAAAATTAGCAAAATCTTCATCTGAAACGCCCAGGGGACTCGTTTCCAAGTCCTCCTGTTCTAAATCTTCATTTTCATCAGCCATGATTATTCTTCCTCATTCAACAATTCGTTGTGAGTTTGCTGGTCAGCAGCAATTGCATTTTGTGCCATACGGCCCATTTGCATAATTGAGGTGAAATATTTACGAACTTGACCAATTGCAACCATTTGTTTATCAATGGTAGTTTGAGATTCCATATCTTGCATTTGGTCATCTTCACGGAGTAATACCAGGCGAGATGCTTCACGCTTAAAATAATTTTCTTCAATAACTTCCTTAAAGTCTTTACTTTTAGCTAAACGCTGAAAAGATTCCATTAATTCAATAGAACCTTTTGCTTGTTCAATTGATAATTCTACTTGTTCTAACTGCTCTTGTGCTTCGCTCATTTTCTCGTGTCCTCTTGTTGAGTTGAGATAAACAATATTTTTAATTTAATTGTTTATAGTTGTGTTGATGCAGGTGCACCTTCTTCTTCATCTGGAGACAATATACTATCTGCCGCCTTTAAATCTAATTGTGTTGCTCGGTCATGGTCTTTCTTAGTTAATTCACGACTTTCTGTAACACCATCTTCTTGTTCAATAAAGTTCAAATCACTTTGGTCAGACTCACTATGTAATTTACGTGCTTTACCAATTTCAGTATCTGTTTTAGCTTTCTTAAGGTCAACATCCACTGTATTTTCTTTTGCTTTAGCACCTTCATTAGCAACTTGTGCACGAAGTAACTCAATTTCTAATTGAGCTTTTTCTACTGCCATTGGGTCTGGTTCTGGTTTATATTCTTGTAATTCCTTAGCTAAAGTAGGCATTTTACGTAACCGGGCAATATCTACAAGTATAATTTTAGACATTGATGCATCCATATTATTACCCATAGTTTGTAACATAAATGACAATTCACGAGCTTTAGCGTCATCTGCTTCTGCAGTACTAATTGTTAAATTTATATCAAAATTACCTTCTAAATCATCCCGACGAACAGTAATAAATTCTTCATTAGTAATGCGAACTATTTCCTCTTCATCTAAAAATTCAGCATTCATACTAATTATTTTACGGGCAATATCTTTCATACCTTGAGCCAAACGACGTAATATGCCTAATTCTCGTTTAGCAGTAGCATCTAAAGCATTATGTTGACCACCAACAGTATCGCCTAATGCATTACCTGTAATCCCCTGGTGAAATGCTTTAATACCGGAAATACTCTCTGCTTCTGCATGCTGAACATTAAGCATAAATTCTGCACTACGAGGAATTTCAGGGAAAGTATGCATATAAATTGAATTTTGTGGATTATCACCAGGATTAGCATTAAATTCGTAATCCATACCTTTATCAAATTTACGTTTATTAGTAACGTCTAATGCACCTTTTTTAATACCGGTTTGTGCATTTGCACTACGACCCATAATATCTAGCATTCCCCGGGTAACAGCACCAATAATTTGTTGATTATCTTCTAATAATTCGCCATCAGGCTCACCATAAACAGATTTACGGACCGGTAAATATTGTACTGATATAAATGGGAGTTTTTGGTCAGGAAAAGGATTCTCTTCCAAACGAATCATTACATTTCCTACCCAGGTAGAAACAATAGGTTTTACTTCACCAGAACCATCAATATCCCAATATCCCCAATATTCATATGCTACAAATTTCTTACGGGGTTTATCAGAAAAATTAAAAGAACCTTCATCTTGACTAAAATGGTCTGGTTCAGAAAGGACAGAATTATTTTCAACATTAATTTTATCTAAATTTTTATATTTACCTGTTTTCTTTAAATCACTTAAAGAAGTTTCAAAACTATAAATAATAAATTTAGCTTCAGATAAATCACCTTTACATGATGGGTCAATTGTTAAATTACGATAATCACATACTTCTACTGTAGGATGATTTTTAAGAGTAGTAATTTCTTCTTCAGTTTGGGTATCAATCTGAATAGCAACTAATGGTTGCCCACGTTGCATTGCTGCTTTATGAGTATTTTGTTCTTCAATAGGTAATTCAGCAAATGCTTCTGGATTAGTTTGCATTAAATAATGACGTTGTTGAAATTTACGCAAATCATCAGGGTCTTCTGATACTTGAAGTTCATAAACAGGAACTTCTATTTTTTCTACATTTTCTTCAAATGCCCAACCAACACGAACAACTACTGTACCTTCATCAACTGCAGTACGTACATATTCATCAATAAATTTAATTTTTTGAATTTTAGTATTAAATTGATTATTGAGTACCAGGCCATTTTGAATTGCAGCATGCTTATCTTCGTAACTTACAGGTGCTGTATTAAAAATATCATCAGTGCTTAGAAAAGGTTCACTGCTTGTTTACGAATTAACTTAGGTACTATTGAAGATTTCCCTTTAACTTTCGCTCGTTTGGCTTTACCAGTAATATTTAAGTTATCTAACCATGTATCTACGTTTACTACATGAGTATCATGGTCAGATTTAGAATCTTCTAAATCTTGTTTTAAATCACGAACAGTAGGTTCATTTTCCCAATCAGTAAATGAATTTTCTGGGTCAGAACTAACATCAATATCAACTACATTAATATCTGTATCATTAGATGACATAGATTGTTCCTGTTCTTATTTGTAATAAAATAACCATATTATCGGATTGTACCCATGTTTTATTCAATAAACCAGACTAATCTTCTTCAAAAGCAGGTGGAACAGCTAACTGCTCTCTTCGTTTTTCTGCTTTTTTAGCTTTAAATGCACTTTTCATTTCACTAAATTTTGAAATAGCATTAGGCACATCTTTAAAGATTACACGAGAACCAAACCAAAAAGTAATAACAGTCCACATAATATTAAGAATTACTGGGTCAATTGTTCCTGTATCTGGAGCAACCCACCAACCAAATAATACACCCATTACCCAGAAAGTAATAAATGGTCTAACAGACCGGTTCATTCCATCAATAAATATATCAAACCAACTATCATGATGAGGTATTACCATAGCCCGGGCACTTTCCTGGGATTTATCTCCAGCAGCCAGGTCTTCTAAACTATTATTATGAATTGTTTCAGCTGAAGGATTCCATCGGTCAACAGCATCAGAAACTTGGCTTACAACACCTTTACCATTGGAACTTGAGCCAAACAACATACCAATACCAGAACCTAATACTGAAAAAATATTCATCTTATTCGCCTTTTAAATTTTTAATTTCTGTTTCAACATTAATTATCAATGCTCGAAGCATAGCTTTCTTTTGTGCACTTTGTTCATATAATAACTGAGTTTGATACGCAGCAATTTTACTATTTAATCTACGAATTTCTGCTTTAATCTGGCTAACTTCATAACTAACAATAGTTACATATCGTGCATCACCAGCCCAAGTAATGACATTATAACCAGCAATCCAAAAAACCAATATAGAACCCCATATAGTTTTTGCGTTACTAAAAAATTTAGCTAATTTTTCCATAGTTTATTTACGCTTTGTTATTTCTTCTATTTTATCTAATATTATTTGATTAGACATATGTAAACTTTGTTCTGCATGTTTCCGTGCATCCCATGCTTGAAATGCTGCAGTACCAGCAATCGTAAGCATTATTAATGTAGCATATATTTTTAAGTCCGTTTTTTTCACAAAAGCCTCATAATATTCAGCAGAGTGGTCTTCCATTTTTTGTTTTAAATTAGCTTCACATTTACGTCTATCATTATTAGCGTGTTCAATAGCAGTTTTAATTTCTATTGAATCTTTATTTTCACTAGCAATACTTTTTAAAACACTTTTACTAATTTCAGCACATGTCTTTTCAATATTTGTTAAACGAAAATTAGTATTCAAACTATCTTTTATTTCTTTTACATCTTCTTCTGTGTATACCTTTGCTTCTGGCATTTTCTTATTATCCTAAATCATTTAAAAACTGTTGCCAGGGAAAACCTACCCCCGGGTCTACTTTACGTTCAGGAGATATATCACTATGACGTACTATTTTTTTAATAGGCCATAAGTCAATCCATTCTCTAACTTGCAATACACCTGCTTCATATTGCTCATCTGTTATGTAATTATGTTTGATTGCTTCAAGAAAAGACATATAACTATGCTGTCCTGGTACTAAAAATTCTAATCCAAGTGAATTAGTATTAAAACCTGCTGCATGATAAGCACTTTCATTATCATTTCTACAACGATAATTTGTACCATCTGGTGCAATTAAAGAATGTGCAGATAAACCAATACTATTTAAATAATGTACTGCATGATTATTCCATTCATTACCAGCAATAAATTCACCCATAGCATGAATAACTATTGTATCTGGAAATTGTATACCAAGTTTATCTCCAGCATTTAAATGTATTTCTTTATTTATATTCATCTAATATTTTTATCCTAAACTGGTGGAACCCAAACAATATCATTTATATTACTTGCTGGATTAGTTCTTACTGTCCATGTAATTAAATCTGGAGATGTATATAAAGCAGCTGATATAGCAAGAGCATACAAATCTAACTCAGGACTATATGAAAGAGCAGTAGCAGTAGACGTAACAAGTGGTCCAGTTTTTTGTGACCAAGTAATACCATCAGCTGATGTTATAATATATGGGCTTCCTGCATTTGCTTCATATGTTCCTGATGCAACAAATTGTGAACCATCCCAAATAATGTCATATAATGATTCACTATATCCTGTACCTGTACTTCTTTGTGTCCAAGTAATACCATCAGGGGAAGTATATACTTGTGAATCACTTGTTATTGCTCCACCAACTGCACACCAAACAGAACCATTCCATGCTACACCAAATAAATTAGATGCACTTTGTGATTCTGTCCATGTTATTCCATTTGAAGACCGCATTATGTTCTCACCAACAAGTATCCATTGAGAACCATTATGAGTCACATCTCGACTTATTTTTCCTGTTCCTGGATTAGTTCGTTCAATCCAAGTAGTGCCATCTATTGATGTTATAATATATGTATCTAAAGCATCATCACCAACAAATATAATCATACTTCCATCAGAACCACCACCACGAATAGAAACATTATCAGGTGCAGAACGTTGAGTCCAAGTAAGACCATCATCTTCAGAAGAATGTAATAATGAATCTCCAGTAGCTGCATTACCACCCGCAGCCAAAAAACCATTATCAAGTGCTGCTTCAACAGCGTAATGATGATGATTACCATCATTAGAAATTTCATCCCACGTAATACCATCAGTGGAACGAAGCATTGTTGTATCTCCAGACAATGCACCTACAGCCATAAAATAATTACCACTTATTCCACCAGCTTGTGCTCGATGTCCTGCAGCTGCACGTAAACCTTTAAGCATAATTCTGTCCAACTAAATTAGCTCGCCAAGTAGTACCGCTATCATAAGTAAACATTGTTACAACATCTTCATTACCAGCAGTAGTTCCCCATGTTGGAACTGTACCACCATCCCACTTAACAGAAGCAGGAAACGTTGGAGTACGTCCAGCACCAGAATGTTTTAATATAAGTGTTGCAGTTATTGTTCTTGTGGTTATAGGAATATTTGAAAAAGTAAGTGCCACATCACCTGTCATTGTTATTTCAAATACTGAACCATTAGTAAAATTAAGGTCATATGCAGAAGCTTGTGTAGTAGCTAATTGTTTTTCTGAAAAATGATTAGCAAACATACCACCTAATTCAGTTACAGCAGCTAAAATACCATTAAAGAAAAGCTGAACATAAGGAGTTGCGCCACCAATTAAAATACCATTTTTACTTACACCTGATGAATTATAAGATGCAAGGTTTATTGTTCCTCCGTTAACGTACTCTCTGATGTATAATATACCAGTCGTGTTTTCAAAGATTGCATTGCTACCACTATGAAGCCATCTAGCATCGTTAGTAGTTCCTAAGTATAAAATCTTATTATCAACAAGACTTATATTTCCACCAAAGGTTGCATTGCCTGAATTATCTAAGGTTAAAGATGTTGTCCATGATATAACTGTATCTTCTGTACCAGAAGATGCGACCTGAAAAGTATGGGTGCCATTATTTTGAGTATGATTAGCAGCTTCGTTAGTTGTTATATATTTCCATGCTCCATCAAAGTAAGCGTTGTCTGAAAAAATAATGCCTGAACCGGCTTTTGTTGCAAATAAAGTTCCAGTTAAACCAATCTGTAGTGCAGATTGACCAGCATCCCACGCTTCAGGAGTTACACCAATACCAACATTCTCATTTGAATCAATTGTTATTGCTATAGCATTAGCAGCGGAATCTATTGCTACATCTAATGCAGCTAAAAATGATTTTTCAGAATCTGAATACTCGTTAGTATCTGCATTGCTTTCATAAGAAATTTTAATAGAAGCAGCATCTAAATTTTTATTAAGAACTGTCCAATGTGATTCAAGAGTTGGGTCATCCTGTTCTGCAATAAGAACATCACCAACCTCTAAATTTACTGTAAAAAATGCTGTACCTGCTACTTCAACTGCATACATATAACCACGCAATATTCCAGCAGGAGCGGTATCTAAATTTGGGGTATTAGTTGATGCGTTATAGCCAGATTGATATGAAACATTACTTGCAACAGTGTCATCAACATATTTTTTAACTGATTGTTGCGTAGGAACTTTAGTTGCTAAATCAGAGGCCATAGTATCTTCATCAATAACAAATTGCATTGATGCAGTACTGGTATCACCTTCTTGTACAGCAGTATCTAATAACGCTCCATCAGCAGAAATATCACGACCATCAATAGTTTCACTAGCAGCCATAATAATACTATTATTAAGTGTTATGTCACCAGTTGAATTATTAATAGAAACAAAATCTACAGCACCATCTTTGCTTTTAATAATAAAACCAGTTGAATCAGCGTAAAGAATATTACTTTCTAAAAAATTTGCAGCAAGTAAATTTGTACCTAAATATAAGTTTGATGTAACTATTAAATCAGCAAGTGCCGTAACATTTTCACTTGAATCAATAGATATTGCTGTAGAATTAGCAGCACTAGAAATAGCAGTAGTAAGTAAATCTAAAGCAGAACCATCAGTAGCAATATCCCGACCTTCAAGAGTATTAAGTATAGTAATACTTCCATCAGCAGCAATTGTTATTGCAACAAGGTCTTGTGCAAAAGCTTGTATAACTTTTGCTATTTTAGAAAGATTATTAGATTGTCCCATAAATTATACCGGCCATGTTGGTGTATTTATTTCATCATAAGCAATAATATTTGTAATAGTAATAAAACTATTTACATTAATAATTGCATCTTTTCCTGCTTGCCATATATCAATTACATATTGAAAATCTATTGTAGGTGTTCTTGCAGCAGGAGTAATAGATAACCATTGTTCTTTTATTAAATCTAATTGGTCAAAAGAACTAACTCCTGGTATTCGTAATTGTATACGGCGTAATCCTTCATTTTTAATAGTAATAATTTTACTTTGTCTTTGTTCTTCTAAAGATAAAGAAGGTATATTTCGTAATGCTTGCGCTGCTAATAAATCGTCATAAGCATTAATAATATTTTCTATTTCTAAATTAATTTCAGGTATTATATCTTTTAATCCAGATGAAGTATTAATAGCAAATCTATTAGCACTATCATCTAAATCATAAATAATTTCATTATATGGATTTACAGGAAGATACCCTGCTTGACCATAATCAAGTGCAAAATTTTCTAAAGTTTCCATGTAATTGTTATTATCTATTTTAATAAAAATTAAATTATGCGGGTGATAATGATAAATTTTCATTGTTATCCTTATTTAAGAAAGCGTATACATATAAGATAAAGTACCAGCACCTGTTTGGGTTACTCTCCAATAATCATCTTTTATTACATTCATTGTAATAGACCCATAAGAACCTTCACGACTACCATTTCTGACTCTTAAAGTGGCAGCACCTACACCTGAATCTGTATATCCTCTTAAATCTTGAACAGAATTATCAGCTCTATAAATAGTTGCAAATACTACCATATCAACAGAAGCTCTATATACAGTATTTATACTATATGACCCCCAAGATGTAAAACCTCCACCAATTGCACCTATTGCTGCTTGAACAAAAGCAGTTGTGGCTAAACGAGTAGTATTATTTCCTGCCGTTTGTGTAGGTGCTGTTGGTGACCCTGTTAATCCTGGACTATTTAATGGAGCAGCCCCAATATCAGCAGGTGTCAATGTACGTGTTCCCATTGCTGTTATAACACCATCTGTAACAGTTATATAATCAATAATTGTAGAACCAGATGTATTAATATCAGCATCTGTTCCTATAATAGTATTATACGTACCTGCAGCTTGTGCACCTATATTTGCAGGAGTAATATTTCTTGTAGCAATAGCTGTAACAATACCATCAGTTACAACAATATTACTAAATACAGTTGCACCACTTAATACACTTGATGCTCTATCAAAAGTAGAATGTATATGGTCAGCTAAAGCCAAGTTTAAGTTGGAAATGAAATTTGCAAGTGTTTGTTGTTGTAAAATGCCATTACTGTTTTCAACAACCATAACATGAGTAGGGCTAGTACCGGATGCTGGTGCTGTTTGTACAATTTTATCAACGGTCACACGGCCATTAACATCACGCTTTACGACAGTATTTGCAGTATCGGCTACGTCTGGCAAAGCACCCTGTAAAAAGTTAGCATTTAGCCCTGAATCATCTGCATCAACAGTAAGCAAAGATGCAAGTATAGAGTTAGCATCCAAATTTTTATTAACTATTGTCCAATCAGATTCTACAGTAGGATTATCAATTTCTGATATAACAACATCACCAATTTCTAAATCAACAGTAAAAAATGTACCTGCAACAGTACATGTCCACATATAACTTTTATTAATTCCAGTAGGAGAGGAATCTAAATTAGGAATATTAGTAGAAGCGTTATAACCACCTTGATATGCAATAGCACCCGCAACTACATCATCAATATATTTTTTAACTGATTGTTGTGTTGGTACTTTTGTAGCAGAATTAGAAATTAAATCATCTTCATCAACTACAAAATTCATTGCTGCAGTAGAAATATCTGATTCCATTACAGCACCAGCAGCTTCAACATTTACATCATCAGTTACATCAGCTAATGCTTCAATATTATTTACTTTAGTCAGTAAATCATCAGTAAAAGCATTTGTATCATCATTAGTTTCATATGCAGTTTTGATTTCTGTATCAGATAAACGAAGTTCTTTCCAAGAACTACTTGTATAATAATAAAATTTACCAGAAATACTATCAACAATTAAAGGAATTCTTCCTACTAAAATAGTTGGAATACCTATAGGAATTCCTGGACAACTTCCTATAAAGAAAAAACCATCAGTTGCAGTAGTAAGTAAAGCACCTTTACCAATTGCAATATTTTTTTCTTTATCTGCTTGTAAACTTTCTCCAATATGAGAAAGGTTTTTTGAATTACCCATTAAAATTTCCCAATTATCGAGTTATTACTATAATTTGACCGTTACCGCCATCACCACCGTCACGACCAACAACACCAACACCACCGGAAGCACCAATTACATCTAAAAAACCATTATTTGTTATAACTCGGGCAACAAGAAGAATAAAACCACCTGCTCCACCACCGCCAGCTGCAGCATAAGCACCACCACCTTCTCCTGCTTCTCCAATACAATTTATATCACCAGAAGCAGTAATTTCTATTTCATCAGCAATAATAATAACTACACCACCACCATTACCACCATCTGCAGTCAAACCATCATTTGTTGTTCCTGCGCCGCCACCACCACCACCATAAAATCTTTCATCAAATGGATATTGCTCAAGTAATTTTGCTTTAGCAGCATCTACACTTTGTCCATTAGAACCTGCACCAAATGTTGCATGCCCTATACCGCCAGCAGAAGTTTCTCGATGATGTGTTGCACTTCCACCATCACCAGCTTTGAGATTATCATCAGCACCGCCACCGCCACCGCCACCACCCATTCCACCAGGGTTACCATCATTAAGCGAACCCCCTTGATTAAGAACAGAAATACCACCTGCAGCACCATGACCAAATAAATCAATTGTACCTTTTAATGTAAATTTACCGGTACAACGGAATACAAAATATGCATTAGTAGCTGAAACAGGGTGCATTATTAAACCGGAATTTAATGTGTAATTTATAAAATTATATTCACCATTAGCTAAAGTTGGATTACTTGCTGGTTCGACAGTACCATCACTTCCATCACCTAAATTATAATATTGTGGGTTTATTTTAAAAGTATGTGCATCAGTACTATTTTTAACAAATTCTGTAGTTGCTAATTTTTGAGAACTATTACCAATAGCTTGTGTTACACCAATTGCATCAGTAGGTAATTCAGGAGTACCAGTAAAAATAGGACTAACTAATGGAGCATAAATTGCAGCTATTTCTGCTAAATCTACTGTAGTTTTAATCCATATAGCAGCACCAACAGTAGCATCCAAACAACGATATGCTTCATCTGCAGCAATATCTAACCAAAGAGAACTTTCACTATAACCATCATTAGCATCATCATTACTTGTTGGTGGAATAACGGCATCTACTTTATTTAATACATAAACAATATTAGCAACAGCTGTTTCGACATATTCAGTTGTAGCAATTTGTTGACTATTATTATTAGCAGTTGCAGTTGGAGCAAGAGGAATACCAGTTAAAGTAGGGTCATTAAGAGTACTTGCTTCAATTAATGCATTATTTAAATTAGCAACATCAAATGTACCAAAAGCTAGAATTTGAACTTGTGAGTCAACTGCTACTGCTGGCATTGTAATAGAAGAACCATTAGATGCAGTATATTCAGTTGGATGTAACCAGGAACCATTTACACCAATATTAATAAAACCAGGGGTATAAGATAAAACAAGGGCATTATCATCTGCTCCTGTAAATACTGTTTGGTCTGCAGTAGCAGTATATTCAAAAACTTCTGAAGTGGATTCACCAACAATTTGTTGCCACTCAGTACCAGTATAAACACGAAATTTCTTAGAATTCGTATCAAAATATAAATCACCCTCAGTTAAAGGATTACCTTTATTATCAAGTACTGGTTCAACTGCTTTTGGTCCTAAATATGTGTTATCAAATTGGTCAATGATTGCAACTGCTTCTATAACAGCATCAATTTTACCTGCATTAATATCATCAGCTACTGTGTTCACATTTACGATATCAGTTGCTACAGTAACAACAGAACCCATATTAACTGAAACAACTTTTACAATATCGTATGAGGTATTAATATATAGGTCAACTAATGCAGAACCGTCTTCATCACCTACTGTTGGTTTTAAAGCCATCCGTTATCTCCAAATTTTTGATTTGCATTATTATCAATATTTAACATTCCTAAATCTTTAATCAATGCAACTGCAGATTCAAATTTAGCATAATAAGAATTTGCTTCAGCTCTTTCACCAACATTAAGTGGTGCAAAAATACGCCAGGCGACATATGCAAGTAATGCTTCTGTAAATTGGTCAGGTAATTCTATTTCAACTGATGTTGCATCTGCAGTATCCATTGGAATTTTTACTGGTTGTGCACGATAAACAATAGCTAATGCATTTTCATTACTTGAATCAGGAACTTGTAAAGTTATAGGGGTGGGAGTAAATACAGAATAATCTTCATCTAAGTCATTTAAAGGAAGTTCTTCACCTATTTCATTATAAACATGAGTAATAAGTAAAATATCATCACTAAAAGGATGAACTAGTGCACCGTCAGTTATATATTTTATTGGTTGAAGGGATTCAGTATTACTTTCTGCATAATCAGTATGTAAATTATACATAGTAATCTGGTCATACAATTGTAAAGGAACTTCACGAACTTTTAGATTAAATCGTTTATGTAACTCAATCATTCCTAAATTAACATTAGCAATTATTCTAGGATAATCCCCAACATCTATCGTACCAGCATCAATACCACCAATAGATAAGTGCGATAATTCCCCAAATGTAAGATATTCGAATATTTCGGAAAGCAGCATATTATTGGCCTGGTAATTATGTAATAAATCAGATTATACACAATTTTACCTAAAAACCAATTAAACAATATAAGATTCTATTCCCGGGTCATCATATACATCATCATCTTCCCATAATTCAGAACCATGTTCTTTAATGTTAGGAGTTACCTCACTTGGCTTCCAAGGCTGAAGACTACCCAACATTGATATAGTATCAAGACAATCATCGTGTTTTGACTTAAATCCAGAAGGACTTGTTAAAGATAGTTCATTAATAAACTCTACTATTCGTGGGTCTGTTTTAAATTCCTCTGGAAACCATATTTTCTTGGTTTTAAACAAAGGAACCATGATATTAAATCGTTCCATTTTATTAGTATTAGGACGAATACCTGGTTTATTACTATTATTATCAGTAGCCATATTAAAGTAAACATTACGGGTTACCATTTCAGTCATAATCCAAGAAATGAATCCTGCTTGTTGACCAGAAACTTCTATACCAACACTTGTTGGTTTATATTCAGTAACCAGGCGAAACAAATCATCAATATTTTTATTCATTAATTGACGTTTCACAACACCATCAACCCATAACCAATCACCATGGTTATTATAGGCCCACACTGAAGTAACACTAAAATCACTTGCAGCTTTCTCACTGGTTGCATAATCAGTTGTAATATAAAAATTGAATAAGTGCTTGTTTTTTATAACATTTTGTCGCTTATACCAAGTAATATCAGAATCTTGAATTAATCGGTCTTCATCAGACATGATACGAAGCATTAATTCTTGGTTAAAAGTGTCAACTTTACCCATTTTTACAGCTTTCGTATATTGACGTAATACATAATCATAATCGAAACGGTCTTCCCAGGAACCTTTGAATTCTTCTCGTGTACATGGAAAATTTTCGCATACCGGGTAAACATTTACATTCCATGCCCCAGACTCAACTGCTTTATATAATGGGTCCTTTGCATTGAAGGGTGTACCTGACCAAATAATCTTACGTTTTTGTGGATGTAACGCATAATCAATAGCTTTATAAACTGTATCTTCTACATCAGCAATTACTGTTGCAGACCGTGCATCAGCATCAGATATCAAATCATCCAATAATGCTAATACTGGACGACTACCATTCTCACGAGTACCACGAACACCGGTTTTTGCGCCATATCCGGAAACCACAAAAGAGTTTCCATTTATATTTATAAATTCCCAGCGAATATCAGTAAATTGAATTTTAGGGATATATTTCTGTAAAAATTTAGAGTTATTCCACCGATACTCCAAACTCTTACGCATTTTCTTAACACCATTATCAATGCTGTCAGAAACATAAATAGCATAAGGAACCTTACCAAAACCAGGTAACTTGCCATATACGCCGAGATATAGGATTAAGTATTCTTTTAAGGTGGATTTAGCGATACCACGATGACACATATTAAGTGTGTCTTTACCATTATCCGCAACAAAATTATCCAACATTTTAAAGTGAACAACTGGAGTTTTATTCTCAGATTCACCACCATCAACCATTTTGATGAAATTAACAAATTCAAGGGCAAATTCACTGGGAATATAAAAACTATCTGCAGCATAATCAATAGTATTTAGATAATCTTCAACTGATAGTTCTTGCACCGGTTCTTGCATCAACAAGGCTTCTGCAGCACGATTTGCATACAAACTTCGAATAGCCGGGTTATTTGGATTACCTTGGTTTTGCATTAATATTTTTCCCAGATATTACTTAAGGCAACTAACTGTCCTTCAAACAAATTACCACTATCATGGTATTGCTCAGTAATATCAGCAATAAAATTTACTTCCCAATCATTTAAATTAGGGTTTTTACCTAAATTAGTTAAGACAAAAGAAATACTTTCATCATCATTATTAAATGAATATTCACTCATTTTTTAGTTCCTTGTGTCAATAAATCTTCCACTATTCCCATATTTTTTAAATGGTCTAAATCAGCATCATCCGGGGCGTTTAAAATATTATTTTTATCTGAATCATCATATTCAGGGTCAGCCATAACTTCCTGGTCAAAACAATAGTCAGCCAGGTCTGTCTGAATACAAGATTTTTTGTTTTCTTTATTCATTTTCTGATACTAATTCCGATTCACCAACAATAACTTCAGAGTGTGCCACATCTTTAGGTGTCATAGCACCAGCTTCTATCATTTGGCGTTGTCGTTTTGCTAATGCAAGTGTGGCTTCTCGAAGTTCATTAATCGACTTATCTTCTTTAACACTAACATCCAACTCAATTTTTTGAGTTTCTGGTGTCTTTAAATGAGTCAATAAACTATTAGCAGCATCAGATTGTACTTTTTCTGAATTAGCATTAGTCATCAGGAACGCCTGGCGGTTCAAAGCTTTCTGGTATAAATCAGCATTTAAAATATGAACAGGAATAAGAGTCTGTTCCATTATTTTATTTACTAACTGAGTTTTATTATAAGCTGTGGAATAGCTGGCAATTGTTTTATCTTCAGCTTGCTCATCAAGTAATCTTTGATAACGGTCTGGGAACGTTTTTGTATATGCTTCAATATTACTTGCACCAAGCAACTTAAAAGAAACATAACGAACCGCATTAACATAATCCCCAATTTTGTACTTACCATCAGCCATTACTCCTGTGTAACTCAATAAGTTATCACGAAAATTTTCACGAAGTTGTTGGTCACCCATTAAAGAATTAATGTTGGCTACCAATTCATCAGTAACCCGGGTCTTTACCTGCTTAGGTAAAACCCGAATAAACTGCTCTTTAGTAAGGGTTGCTATTGCAATATCAGACATTTGAATATAACTCTGAGTATTTAAGTCTTAATATATTAGCATTTCGTGATATATCAGCACCCATATTATTTGGGTAAGCTTCTTTATAAATAATCTTAGAAATACCAACATTAGCCAAAGCACCTGAACACATTACACATGGTTCGGTTGTACAATATAAAGTACTATTTTTCAGTGAGATTCCTTCCCGGGCCGCATTAGCAATTCCATTGGCTTCAGCATGTGCACAACCGCACATATCTAATTTTTCACCAGAAGGAACATTTTGCTCTCTTCGAATACAAATTAATGGATGTGGTGTTTTAGCAGGTACACCATTAAATCCTGTTGTTAAAACACGATTGTCCTTGATGAAAACTGCACCTACTTTTCGTCCAGCGGCACAGGTACTCATTTCAGCAGCATGCTCTGCGGCTTCCATCCAGTGTGTGTCCCAAGATTTTCTTTTTGACATATTTTTATCCTTTAAGAAAAAGTGGCTTCACCCAACCCCGAAGCTCTCTTTAGAAAGCTAAGTATACGTAAAGAGTTGGTGTGAAACCGTGGTATTTATTTACTATCTGGACCGTCGATATTACCATAACCAGCAGCTGATTCACGACTACCTGGAACAATTTCCGGACGACCAGGCTTACCACCACTATCGGTTGGGTCATTCTTTTCTGCTATGACAGTTTTATCTTCGCCGGGTGCAGCCATATCAATACCAACTTTTACTGCAGCAGGGTCAGTTACATCAACTTCATTTAAAGAACCATTTGCTACTTCATCAGTTGTTTCTTCACCATCATTAGCAACTAAACCTTCAGTTTCATCAGTGGATTCACCTGCAGCAGCCATATCCTGAGCTAAAAACATTGATTCATCAGTATTACTTTCAGGAGCTTCATCTGCAGCAGACAATGCAGCAATATCTTCATCAGTTAAATCAACCTTATCAACATCATCAACTACTGGTTCAGTTGCCAAAACATCTTCATCACCAAACGCTTCACCTTCACGATTTTCTTTACGCATTTTTTCTCGTAAACTCATTTTTCACCTACCTATTTAAATTAAAATTTAATTACTTGGTTCCCATTCTTCAGAAAACATTTCAATCATTGTTTCCTTCCAGGGGACCTTACCAAACCGAGATTCCACATATAAATATGGAGCAGTCATCTTACTGTTTTCATCCGGTCGTTGAACCCGAATATTTACATCTTCTGACCAAGAAGGTAATCGTATACCACCGATACTGCCTTCCAATAATTTATGTAGAGCTAATCCAAAATCCATTATCCACCTACCCGTAATGACAATTTTTCAGCTAACAAGAAACCAAATAAAGGCCATAATTTCTTAATAGCATCCTGGTGAGCATAAGTTTCACCAATATCAGTATTGAAATTAGCAACATCAACACACGCAGATTCCCCACGGACAGAGTACCCATTATCTAAAATAATATTACAGATTGTGGTGGTAGTACCAGGCAGGATGATAAATTCGGTTTTTTGAATACGGGAATGAATATAATCAATTGTTATACGGTCACCTGGGAGATTTTCTAAAGCTTGTTCTAACATTTCAGGACTTAATAAACTCATTTGCACTTTTCCTCTATGTGATTTGAGAAAAGCAAATATAGTCTTTAGTCTGAGTTAAGTCAAATATTTTATTCGAGAAAATTCGAATGAGTGATGTTGCGCCAGGCCAAGGCCGTAGGCACGAGGCCAAGCAACATCACGAATGAGAATTTGAACGAATAAAATATTATAAATAATAACGCGATTTCCGGAGCGGAAATCACTAGCTCGTGCTTACGCCTCGCGCTAAAGCCACTTATCTAACAGTGACCACCTTCTTCAAATGGGTCCAATAAATAAGTACATACTTTATGTGCTCTATACAATTGAATACCATCACCTTCCATATGTCGCTGGCATCTACTTGTAAACAAAAACTCTTTATCAAATATTTTAGGCAATTCTCGGAAATAAACAGTACCAATAATAAAATTAAATAAAACATCCATGGCTAATCCAATAATCAATAATGGATATAACCCATACCAAAGTACACCTAACTTATCTTTCAGCATCACTCGATGCTTCTTAATACCCATTAAAGCAATATAAAAGAACCAAGTACCATAAAATAATACATACAAGAATAAACCAAATAAACCAAAATTAATTAAATCTGACATCTAAACAATTCCTTATAATTTATTAAATAGGAAACTCCTGACAGTCGGGGCTACGGGCTACGCCCTGCCCCTCCTGCAGTCGCCATAAACAGGGGAGAAAGAACCAATAACTAGAATCCTTTTCGTGGCAAATGCCCTTTATTCTTACGTAAACTCTTAACTAAATCTTCAGCACTTCCACCTGATTTAACCGAGGTAGCACTACTACCACTGGGGGCATAACTCTTAAGAGTTTCTAAACCAGTACCCTGGATAGGTCTATTCTTAGCTGTCTTTTTACCAACACTTTCACGATACCGTTTAATATTAGCAGCTCGAATAGCAAGTTTTTCTTCAGGAGTTACTTTAACTTTCTTCTTCTGTCCGTATCGTACTGGCATAGTCATTTCCCCAGGGAATATATAATATTTAAATTTGAGTATAACAGACATAAACCATAAAGGAATTACTCATATGATTGGATTTGAAC